GCATCCGCTGGGGGCGTGTTTCCAGCCCCTTTCAGCATCTTAGCTAACCCCGGAAGCGTACCAGTACCAGCTTGGTCCTGTGCATTCACAAAGTTAGTATGCAGATCGTCTAAGAAACCCATGTTTTAGTACGAGTTCAGATTTGGCTGGCTCGGAGACGAGCTAATCTTGTCTTTGAGCGAGGTCATAGGCATATTGCCCGCATTCACTTTCTTTCCAAGCTTCTGGTGTTCAGAATCAGACTCCCCTTTAGATTCCACAGAGAGCATCTCTCCACAGGAAGGGCACTTAAAGGTCGGGTCTTTCTTCTCTTCTTTCATCGGGTTCATGTCCATTTGATATCTCCTTGATCTGGTACTACAAAATTGTGCACGATGGTGGCGGGCGGCCACCACCGTGGCTAACTTTAAATCTACTGCTTAGGCCGCACTCGTACCAATAACTTCAATGGCACGCTGCGAGTCCAGAACAGGGTACACCGCATAAGCTTTCCAGCCGATGCTGCCGTTCAGGTTCAACGGATCAGCCACGCCTGAATCACCCGGTTGATGCACGATCTTCTGAATCCCTTGGTTGGCCACATCGACCGCACCGAAGGACTCTTTCCCAAACACCCAGCTGTGATACGTAACGGCAGAAGCCGCTCCGGTCCCAGTCAGTATATTCTGCGATTCTTGGAAGCGAATATTGTACAACTTCCCAAGTTCGCCGGCCAGCGCCTTTTCATGCACTTTGTCGATGCTGATATACTTATTCAGCTCGATCCAGCCGCTCACAGCGCTATCACTCTGTAAGTCGAAGCTGGTATTGGGGTGAACCAGACCGTGATACGTTCCATCTTCAAACGGCATAACCGCGAGAGCGCGGAGATGCGCAGAAGCCCGGCGGAAGTCAACGCCAGCAGCGACCACAGACACAGTGGCTTCGGAGACAGCCGATCCCGTGTACTGAATGGTCATGTTGCCAGAGAGAGCATTCCGACAGATGGTGTCCAGCGACAACCCGGCCTGATATCCAAGAACGTCATGGATAGCTTCCGTGATGTTGTCATACGCTTCCAACATGAGTCTGTCAGAATACGAAACGAACGCGCCATACTGCAGCGGGGTCGCAAGGATTTTCGTGGACTGCCAAACCAATCCGTTCGGGTTTGCACCTTCGCCCAAGGGCGTGGTGACTGCAGCCTGATTCACAGGGCGCAGGAACTGAATTTGCGTACCAGAAGCTTTCGGAAGGGTGCGCTTTTCCGCGTTCTCTTGGAAGAACAGAGAGAACATTAAGCGGGTCAAGAGCTTGCGATCATAGAAAATCGCGGAAGCGTCATTAAGCCCACTCGTTGAGGTGATGTTTACATTGAGAGACATAGTAATTACCTTTTTGAGTTTGATATGTGTGAGCGCAAAATCTCATGCACAATTGTACAAGTGCCAAGGTTAGTGACCGTTTAGCCGTCACCGCATCCGTTCGTTTGGGGGCGTCCGTGAATCACGCTTGTCCGTTACTAATGGACACATGCCTTATCTCGTACCTACGAGGGGCTCTGCTGGTTACCTAACAGATTGTCCTAATATCAGGGTCTGCTTGGTAACTGAAATTTGGTTGCAGATGACGGAATCGAACCGCCGACCTTGTGGGTATGAACCACACGAGCTGCCACTGCTCCAATCTGCGAAAACGATCCTGAGTTGGATTCGCGGCCTACACGAAGGACCAATTACTCAGGAAACTTCAAAGCTGCTGCTCTACCCACTGAGCTACTCCCCCGATGGAGGAGGCGGGATTCGAACCCGCGACCTAGCTGCTAAAATTGTGCCGGGGATTTTAACCCCCGGTCTTCGTTATTACTTATCCGTTTTGCTGCTGTGCAATGAGCCACTCACGCTGTTCATTGAGTGACAGCTTCTTGAAGGCCGCCAGATGATCAGACGGGATGCGACCGGAGCCTTTACCAGCACTGGCTACCGTTCCACCTTTCGCTTCATCATTCAACGCCTTCTGTGCTTCTTTCACTGCCTCTTCTCTCGCAGACTTGGCAATGGCATCCTTCTCTTTCGCCAACATGTCTGCCAGCATAGTCTTCATCTCTGATTCTTTGTAGGTCTTCTCAACCGGAGCCGGAGGTGTCACCGGCGCTGCGGGAGCTGGATTCTCAGAAAGAGCCAACTCATACAACGCATCTAACACTTCACCAGACGGCTTTGTAAAGTCAATCCGAGGATCACCCTGCCCAGTGGGTCCCATCGCAATCTTCACAATACTGGGATACAGTCTCTTCCACTCAGGATAATTCTCAGAATCATGTTCCCGCTTCATCCGCTCAACCATTGTGTCTTTGGCTCTGGCATCAGCAGATACTTGATCCAGCTGAACTTTTAATTCAGCCGTCGCGTTCTCACGTTCCTCTTCGATAAACTTCTGCAACTTCTCCGGGTCTTTGGCCAATTCTTTGTAATCGACTGGTGTCTTGGAAATCTTCGACAACAGTTTAAAAGTTTTTTCCTGTGCTTCTTTTAAAGCCGCCATCTCGTCACGAAGCTTTTTGTTCTCCTGACTGACACGGGTATTCCACTTCCGCAACTCATCAGGATCATTCGGAGCTTTCTTTTCAGCTTTGACTTCTGGTTTGACTTCCGGCTTCTGCTCAGGCGCCTTCTGCTCTGGGGCCTTAACTTCTGGTGTTTCCGGGACTTTCTCTTCTGGCTTTACTTCGGGCGCTTTGGCAGCCGCTTCTTTCTCGGCTTTCTCTAAAGCATCAGCTCTCGCGTTGATTGAGGCTGGACTGACTAACGATTCTCCATTTCCCATCTTGTGTCTCCTTGTGCTTGTCGATTGTCGCCTTTCGGCGGTCGGGCGTAGGCTACGAAGTTCCCCCTACTTACTCGATTCCTAGCTGTTGCTTTTCAGCTTGTACAGCGTTGAAATGTTCTTGGATTGCGCGTGAAGCAATCTGTCCGGCTAAACTCTGGGCATGAATCCAATTTCGCATCTTGATCATTCCTTGAACCTGAAAGATCACTTTGCGATGGTCACCGTCCGGGTCACTGAACACAGTCTTCTGTGACTCTTCGATGAAGTTCTTCATGTACTCTTCAATCTTCTGCCACGCAGGGTGTCGGCGTAAGTCTTCAAACAAGGCACCTGAGTGAGCCTGTTTCTCAAGGCTTTCGAGTTGCTGCAAAATCTTTGTCTCTTCTGGAAGGTTGTAAGGGTCCTTCGCCATCTCTCCGAAATCCATTATAGCGCCCCCCTCTTAACCAGTTCGTCTTTCAGAATCGCATAATCACGATCAACAATCTCAGCGGCATTCGGCAGATTACCAAACGCTTGGATAATCCCTTCACGCATTCGCTTCAATTCTTCGGTCGTCTCTGCTCTGATGATCCTCTCCGCCAAGGACATCTCCATTTATTTCCCCTTGTATAACCCTTTCATGAAACCAGTGTGCGCTCGTTTCTTAGGGTCGTCTTTTTTATGGTATGGCAACTTCTTTCCTTTTGGTGTGGCAGAGGCAAATTCTTTGGCAATTTCTGGGTGCTTCATCCACATGAATCTACGTTGAGCTTCGGACTGAAAAGGCATTACATACCTCCGGGCAGTGACGCTATGCCGGGAAGATTCACATGGCCAACACCACTATTCATTTGGGGCACGATTCCTTTAGGCGGCACTGTTGATCCGCCAACCGGAAGACCGGGAGCCGAAGCTGAATGTGCTTGTAAAATTGCTTTTCCTGCAGCCGCTGTCGGACTCGGCGCACCTGCACCGGGCATCGGGGCGGGAGCACCACCAGCAGCCGGAGCTCCGGGCGTTGTCAAACCGGGGATACCAGCGCCACCTGCCGCTGGTGCGGGTTGAGGATTCAAAGCCGCTGCACGAATATCTTTGGAGTCAAAGCCCATCAGTTCCCAAATTTGTTTCAGGATGATGTCAATGGACTCCGGCGCCAACTGTTGCTGCGCCAGTGTGAAGTAAGTTGACATCTGATTGACTTTCTGTTCGCGGTTGACCATCTCTGAAAGCACAGTCATTTTGAAATTGACACCTGCCGCCGTGCGAATCATGGCCGGCGTCACGATGGCCGGAGCCGGAAACAAATGGCCATAGAATGCACGAACGACTTCTGAATTCGTCAGGTATTGCAAATCGAGCATGTAGAACAGACGAAGGACATGTTTGATTCCTTTTGTCTCAATCGCCTTGGCAGCAGTAGCAAACTTCTCCATGGCCTGAGACACGGCAACTTTGGCCACACCAAGACCAATGCCTTTATTGTTACCTTGCATGTCGTCAATATTCCCTGAGAGGGAAGCTGGGACGGTGGCATTAAACATGTCCTGTTGAATGGCCTGAGCATCCTGATACGCGCTGGCCGTCACGTCTGTGCGCGGAATGGGCTGCAGATTCTCCATGGCATCCACAAGGATGACACCAGATGGACTGGAAGCAACCTTGTCTACATCAATGCTTGTGTCTGTGGAAAGGACTTTGTACATCTGGTTGATCAAAATGTTGACGTTATCAAGGCGCTGTCTTCGCACCAAATTCGTTTCATTTTGGAGACTCAGGACCGGCTCCACAAGCCCGATACCGTACCATTCAAACGGAACCTTGCAGAAATTCACTTTGACGAGCGGAATTTCTTGGTGGTCAAACGGATTTGGTACTGCCCGCACAACGATTTGACGATTGGCAATAACGATCTGACATGGCTCTGGCTTGTCGTCTCCATCGAGGTCCCAATAACCCCAGACTTCGATGAGTTCAATATCCTTCGGAGAAACCGTAGAGATTTCACCACGAGCAGTCTTTCTCCACTGCCGAGTCTCCTGATATTTGATGGAGGCACCAGTTGAAAGGGCTGCATCTTTGTTTCCGAAGTACGGCTGCGGAGAGTCACAAATACGCGCAAATTCATCACGATTGATGAAGCGTCGAATCATCACAGAAGGCTGATTATTAACCTCAGCATGGTCCTGAGACGGGAAAACGTCCAGCACGTCGAGCACAGTCAACTTTGGTTTTCGACCTACAATCTCGTATCGTTTATTCGTTTCGTATGTCGTCTTCTCTTGGTTGATTCCGTTTTCGTCTACAAAACGCATCACTTTCGGAGTGCGGTTAACTTTCCACTGCCATTCCACTTCCCAGTCCACCCAGAAGTAGCTGGTGCCGTACATCAGCAATTGTTTCAAAAACGTTTCATATTTATCGTCAAATTCGGTTTTGTCAAACTGGTCGGCCAGCAGCCGTTTGATATTCTTGGCAATGTCGGCCTCGTTGATGTCATTGGCCACAACATCAAAAAGAGATTCATTTCCAGATGTGAAGCTGATTAATTTTGGTGTGGCTGTTTCAATGATCTGGAAGATCAGCGGAATGAATACCTTGCTGCGTGTCGGCGTGCGCGTAGCCACGTTTCCAGACATGTAGGCCACATAAATCTGCCACCACAAAAGTTCGTAGGCCCGGCGCCAATTCTCACGCTCAACCAAGTCACCCATGAACTTAGACACCATGTCTTTTTGCACGCCCAGCTCGAACGAATCATCTGATTCGCCATCCGACTTCTGATAGCCTTCCGGGGTCTGAATTTGAATAGGGCTGTCGCCGGACAGTTGATCAAGTTGTTCTTCACCCTCTTGATCTTCTATGTCCTGCAGTTGATCATCTTTTGCTTCAAAATCAGCCATTTTTAAATTTCCTCGTTATTACGTCTTAAATACTCAATACCGCTCTGTAAAATATTTTGATTTTCACGAGCACAACCAAGCATTCGATTACAATGACCACACAATAAACCACGGACTCGACCTGTTTTGTGGTTATGATCAACGCAAGGTGTTTTAATAAACATCTCACTGCATATAGCACATTTGTTATTTTGAACACTTAAAAGAAGTTTTTCTTGTTCAACTGTCAAACCATAACGTTTCAGGTTGGTTTGTCTATTCGATTCGGGATTTCGTTTACGCCATTCCCGCATATAATGCTGTTGATATCCGGGATGTTTTGCACGCCATTCTCTATTTGCCATTTATACTTCGTCGTTCGTGATATTTGTGAAGCTCTTGTACGGCATTGGTTCGTTGGGGTCCCTTTCAGCCTTCGTTGCAGTCTGCTTTTTATGTAAATCTAACGGATCGAATCCTGTGTTTTTTCCTTTTCTCGCAACGCCACCCACCCTAACCAAGTCGTAAACTCCGGCCAGATTCCGCGAGAAACCATACCGTAAAGAGTCAGGACTATGGCTGCAGTCATGAGCAGGTTTAGTAGAGCCGTTCTTGTCATAGCAATACCCTTCCATTTCACGTATCAAATCTTCACATGTGTCAAAGAATTT